TCAGATGACCAGGAAGCCTTCGGGCCGCTGCGTTGCGTAGACGCTCGGTCCCGTCTCGTTCGCCAGGATGCGTCCGACCGCCATCACGGCGGCCACCGCACCATCGATCCGCCCGCGCGAGCGGGCCTTGTGAAGCTTCTCGTTTTCGGCCGCGTCCGTTTCGGCCGCGACATTGCCAAAGCACATCCGCAGCACCGGGTTGTCGCCATGCCGGAAGCGGCCTGAGAGGAGTGCTGCCTTCAGCTCCTTCACCGGTGCCGCCATCGAGGCGAAGCCCTGGCCGAAGGCGGCGACGGTGAACCCAGTTTCCTGCAGGGCTGTGGTGACCGCCGTGCTGTTCCACCGGTCGATCGCGATCTCCTGGACGCTGTGGTCCACAGCGAGCTCGTCGATCCAGGCGAGTACAGCGTTGTAGTCGACCACGTTGCCAGGGGTGAGCCGTAGGTGTCCGGCCTCTCGCCAGCGCAGGTAGTCCGCCTGGTCCTGCTCAGCTTTGCGGGCGATGCTGGCTTCCGGCAGGAAGAACATCGGCAGGACGTCGTAACGCCGAACCTCGTCCTCATCCTCGACCGGGAACACCGCCACCACGGCCGTCAAATCCTCGACGCTGGAGAGATCGACGCCGACCCAGCATGGTTGCCCCAGCAGCTCGGTCTGCGGCCGCATCGGCTCGGCCTGGTCATAGACCGCCAGATCTACCCAAGGCTCGGCCGCGCCATCCGTCCAGATGTTGAGGTGGAAGCGCTTGAAGCTGGAGATCTCCGCTGGGAAGTGCGCGATGCGCCTAGCCTTGGTGCGCAGTTCCTCAAGCGACAGGAAGCCGGCCTCGATCGCGGGATTGGCCGCACGCCAGGCCGCCTCGTTCCTCCAGTCGGCGGCAGGATCCGCCGCGAAGATGATCGGCGCGAAGGTTGGATCCTCGATCTCGCCCGCGGCTACCTTCTGGCTGTACTGCCAGAGATCGCTGGCCAGCGTGCCCTGACCCTCGCCGGCGGTGCTGATGACGATGGTGAGCGGGTTCTCCCGTTTGACCATGCTGTCGCTGACGACGCCGAACAGCTTGCGGGCTTCCGCGGCTGGCCAGGCATGGACCTCATCAGCCAGGAAGAAGCTCACGTTCAGGCCATGCTTCGAGTAGGCCTCGGTGCTGATGGCCGACATCTTCCCCTGTGTGCCCGGGTGCTGCAGGATCTTCCTGCTCTCGATCGGGCGCACCCGCTTGGCCAGCACCTGGTCCTGCTGGACGAACTGGTGGGCGGAGTTGAAGGCGATGCCGGCATTCTCGCGATCGGCCGCCGCCATCACGATCTGGCCGCCGGCTTCCGCCTCGGGACCCAGAAAGTGTGCCAGCGCCAGGGCAGAGGCCAAGGTCGTTTTGGCATTACCCCTTGGAAGCCAAAGCACCGCCATCCGGACCTGCCGGCCACCGCACTCGGTGGTCGGTCCGTAGATCCGGCGGATGATGGCGGTCTGCCAGTCGTGGAGGTGGAAGAGCTGGCCAGCATGGCTGCCTTCCCAAAGCTGCAACCGGTTCACGAACCTGCAGATGCGGCCAGCTCTGCCGCTGGGGTCAGGGTAGAGCGCCGGGTCAGGCGAGAAGATCGTCCGCCCAGTCATCGCTCTTGCTCTCTTCCTGAGTCTTGGCGGCGCGCCGGTGCGGCATGAAGCCGAGTTCTGTCGCCAGCAGTCGTGCCTCGCGCATGGCGGCCGACTGCATCTTGAACGCGGGGTGCGGCTTGGGGCCGTCTTCTGTCTCGATCATGCGGCCGTCCCGGCCCATGACCTCTTCCAGCTCGCGGACCAAGCCGGCCACAATGCAGTAGCTCTCCAGGGTTGCCAGCGTGTCCGGGGTCAGCAGCTTCCGGCCGTGGATCTCCGGTGCGGCCCGACGCCATTCCGCCTTGGCCTGAGCCGTCAGCCAGGCCGGAGCAGGCGGACAGCGACCTTGGGTAAGGCCACCCTCGATCACCTTGAGCTTGGGCTTGCGGCCTCTCATCGGGAAAATCCCCAGAAGCCGACGATACTGCGCGCAAGCGGCGCAATACGGTCCTGTAGCAACCGGGCCAAAACTCGATCCCTCCTCCTTCCCATCACGGCCGGGCACTCCGGATCGGATGGCCGAACCCACCGTCGGCGCCGGCCGTCTTCCTGCTGTGGCAGGAGGCGCAGACAGCCGACCAGTTGGAGCGCGACCAGAACAGGCTCGGGGAGCCCTTATGAGGGACTACGTGGTCGACGGTCGTCGCCGGCTTCCCGCAAGCACAGGTCGGATGAGCCGACAGGAAGCCACGCCGTGCCGCTTCCCACTTGCTGTAATAACCACGGGCACGGGCAGACGGTCGCTTGGCTTCCACGGCGGCACGACGTGCAGCCGTGCAGGCAGGACAGCCAGCGCCGACAAAGGGCGGATGTCCTGGCTTGGGACAGTGCCTGGGTGGGGCCATCGGCATCAGAAGCACCAGAGCCGGTAGGAGCGGATCAGATCGTCATAGCCGGCGGTCATGCCGCCAGCACCCTCGCGACCATCGTACATCTGCGAGACATGCATAAGGATCGCCTGCCGGAGCCGCTCGGGCACAACGGGCCAGCCGGCGACGAACTCGACCTGGACAGCGCCATCGCCGTAGCGGACCCGCGGCCAGCTGGTGCCACGCAACGGCCGGATCTTGGCGGCGATGTGGCCGCCCAAGCCGGTGACCTCATAGGCATCGGGGCTCAGCACCCACTCGATGCCGGTCGGATCCAGGTAGCTGATCGACGTCACGGCCTGACACGGCGGCATCGGCACGCTGATCATCGCCGGGAAGCGGTCGAGCGTGAGCCGCCAAGTCTGCGTCACCAATGCCCGACCGAGCAGCCCTTCCGGCCCATCCAGCGCCGCGGTAGCCGCACCGATCATCGCCGCGATCCCGGCATCTTCCTCGTCATGGGTGACGCGGCAGAAGTCCTTGGCCTCCTGAACTGTCACTGGCAGTGATACCGGAGGTGTCACCAGGGTCAGCATGGCTGGCCCCTCAGTAGCGAGACCGGCCCGAAGGCCGGCCCCATCAGGCCACGGGGCGGTTGCGAGCATAGCCCTTCACCAGCACGGCACTGGCCGCGATCGAGGTACCCGAGTTCTTGGTCAGCACCGTGCGCAGGTAGCGCTTGTAACCCTTGTAGCCGACCTTCACCGCCGAACTGGCAGCAAGGCTGGCGGGCAGGCTGCCGATCAGGTCATCGGCCGCCACGTCGGTGAAGTCGCCGCCGGTGGTGGTGTCGGAGTGCTGGAGCTTGGCGGTGAAGTCACCGGCTCCGGCAATGGCACCGGTGTTGATCACCAGCGCGGCGGAACCGAAGTCGATCAGGTCGACCGGATCGCTGGTGGTGGTGGCCGAGAGGACGGCGGGTGCCACGACGGGCACCACACCGAGGTTGTGGACGAGGTCGCGCATGATCAGGCTCCTTAGCTCGCGGCGATCTTCAGCTTGCGGACGGCTTCCGGCATCACGACCGCACCGCCGACACGGCGCCTTGCGTGGAAGCGGACGAGGCCCTTGGTGGCCACGGAATACGGATCCCGCAGGATCGAGAGGTTGACCCGGTCGAAGATCCGGTAAGCGGTCGAGAAGTCGCCGAAGGCGATCGGGAACGCGGCGGCAGCCACATCCGGCATGTCCACTGCCTCGATCACCGGGCGGCCGAGTAGCGACTCGGGCTGACCTGCTTGCAGGCTGGGCTGCCAGATGAAGGCGCCGGTGCCGTCGACCAGCTTGCGGATAGCGGCCAGGGTCGAGCCGTTCATCAGCCAGGATCCGCGGTTCCGGTAGTAGGCCGGCAGCGAGTACATCAGGTTGATGAGGCCGCTGACGGTCACGTCCGAGGCGTGCAGGCCTGGGATGAACCCGATGGTCGGATCCGCCAGGACGCCCAGCGGCTTCTTGAAGCCGTTGCCGGTGACGAAGGCGACACCCTCCAGCCGGCCAAACTCCTCGGCCAGATCAGAGGCGACCTCACGTTCCACGTTGACCGCAGCGTCTTCCAGAAGGCGGAGGCTGACGTCCACGTAGCAGGCCGCCTCGTTCACCTCGATCTCGACCTGACCATAGGTCGTGCCGGTCTCCTGTCGCTCTTCCGTCTCACCGACCCAATGTGCCGTCGGCGTGCTGGTGCGCTTGGGCAGGATCACCTCGCCACGCGACGTGGTGCCGACGCGGGCCGCCTGACGGATCGGGCTGAACTCGACCAGTTCCTTGAGGACCTCGGTGCTAAATTCCGGCGGAGCCAAGTAGCCACCGCGGGTATCGTCGCCAACGATCAGCGAGCGAGCCTCTTCGGCCTGCATCCGCTCCGGACCGTGGCGGAGGAAGCTGGTGAAGGCGCGGCGCTGCAGGTCACCTTGGTCGTCGCGGCGCTCGCTGCCACCGCCACCGGGCCGTTGGGTACGGACGTCGATGGCATCCAGTCGCTCAGTGAGCGACCGGAGCTCAGTGCTGAGACGGGTATCCAGCGCGGTACGGTGCTGCTCGACGGCAGTACGCAGTTCAGTGACCGCCTGCACGGCAGGATCGAGGGTGTCATCGCCCTCGCTACGGGTTTCGAGGGAGACGTCCATCAGTAGGTCCTCGTGATGGCAATGACGGCACGATGGGCCGCCTGGACGAACGCCAACGTGGCGATCGAGTGGGTTGCGTTGCGGATCTGCGTGACGCGGGCATTGGATGCCGCCGGCAAGGTCACCAGGCTGACCTCGACCAGGTCGATGGCGGTCAGTACCCGGCCCCCGTTCGGCCCGCGTTCGGACGCCACTGCCCGGAAGCCGATGGACAGGCCGTTGACGGCGCCAGCCTTCAAAAGCGCCAGCGCCTCGGCACCCTTGGCCGTCTCGGTCACAAGCTTGCCGGTCGCCCTCAGGCCGCGGGCGTCTTCCGTGAGTTCCGTCCAGACGCCGATCGGCTGATCCGGGTTGTGGTTCCAGAACATGGCCGGGCCACCGGTAGCAGACCGCTTGGCCAGCGACTTCTTGAATGCGCCAGGCCTGATGATGTCGCCGAAGCTGTCCGGCTCGCCGAACACGCTGGCATAACCGGAGAAGGTGCCGGCCTCGTCGGTAGCAAAGCGCACCTCAGGCGCCGCTAGGGTCTTGGTCTCACGCGCCATTGACGGGCTCCTGGGAGGCAGTCGGAGAGGAGGCATCCGCCTGACCGGCCTGTCGGATCAGCTCATCGCCGCCGTCGATCGGCGGGCGGTTGTCCAGGGCGCGGACCTCGTTGGGCGTGAGCCAGGAGCCGCCGGTGGCCTGCCGGTAGGCGGTGAACCGGCCGGCCAGATCACCACGGAGCAGGTCGTCGAACGTGCACTCGATGAAGTATTCCCGCCGCTCCTCAGGAGTGAGCAGCACCCGCTCCAGCGCGGACTGCCAGATCTCCGTCCAGGGCATCAGGCAGGTCTGCACGAACTGGCGCATCAGCTCCTCGACGTTGCGCCAGGTTGCCCGGTCGAGGTCGCCGATCAGGGTGCCCGGCACTTTAAAGGCCCTTGCGATCTCCTGGGTGACCAGCCGGCGCAGCTCAAGGAACTGGCTGTCCGTGCTGCTGAACTGCTGCGGCTCGAAGGTCATCCCGTCCTCAAGCACCAGCGTCCGGCCGGAGTTGGCACCTCCGGCTTGGGCAGCATTGAAGCTCTCGCGCAGTCGCTTGATGACCTCAGGCCCGAGCGGCTTGTTGCCGGTCTTCAGAATCCCGCTCGGCCTGGCACCGTTGCTGAACAGCCGGGCCTGGTGCTCGGCCATCAGGAGGTCCAGCGCGATCGCCTCGCGCGCCAGATGCGTCAGGCAAACGACCCGGTTGCCGATCGAGCCAGGGGTGGGCAGGTAGAGGACATCCCGCCAGTCGAGGGTGCGCTCGACGCCGTTGACGCTGAACTTGAAACGAGGCTCCGGCCCGCTGGTATCGCGGGTGACATCACGAGGATCGAGGCGGTGGATCTCTCGGGGCGTGCTGCCGGTGCGGATCACTTGGCCGCAGGCAGCACCATGGAGCAGGGCGTCCAGCTGCAGGCCGGTCTTCGTCTCGACACCGCCGGCCCATGGGCACCAGTCGCCGGCCAGGAGGGTGGCTGCTGGGTGAGAGTTGTCGCGCTCACGGGAGCCGTCGGCACTGCGGCGATAGAGATGGAAGGGCAGGGAGCCAACGCTCTCGGCAATGGCCCGAACGGCCGCCAGCGTGGTCGGCGAACGAAGGGCAGACTCAGCAGAGACCGAGACACCAGCAGCTGTGGGCGTGGCACCGAACAGCGCCAGCATCTCCGGCGAAGAACTCGCCAAGTCGTAGCGCTTCTCGATCCCAAGAAAATGCTTCAGCCGGTCGAACATGCACAGCCCGGGTAGTTCCAGTGGACACTACGCAGGCTGGGCTTGATCAAGTCAAACAGGAACGGCTAAGCTGGAGAATTTAGAAGTGCTGGAATATTCCAGAAAGCTCGGGAAAAGTTGGTGAGGATTACTTTCCGGCGATCGTAGTGGATGAAAAGGTGCAAAAAATTGCACCTTTTAATAGAATCAGAAACCGGCACATGTGCCGAACTAATGCTCGTGCTCCGAGGGTGTCTCAATTGAGACACCCTCGTCTTGCACCGCAGGGATGTTAGGACCCGCAGAAGTCTCAATTGAGACTTTGCTCCGAAACGCAACGGGCGTCGGTCTCGGCTCGGATTGCGAATCTCGCGATGGGGGCCAACCAGCATCCGGCAGCGGCACAGGAAGAGGGTCCGCCAATTGGCGGATCTACCGAGCCCGCCATCAGCAATGCGCAGGCGGCTGAGATGCTGACTGTTAGCAGCAGCCTCGTGGAGCGGGCGAAAGCACTCGGGAACCGACGGGGGGAGCGGACCGACCAACTTCCGCAACATGTTGCGGAAGTTGGCGAAACAAGAGCAATCGCTGTCGGCACGGAGGGGCGAGCCTCCGCACGGTGGTGATGGGAGCAAAATGCCAATTGGCCCCTTGCTCAGACACGGCGCCGCCGATCGGGATCCGGGGGATGCGCAGGAAGAGGGTCGGCCAATTGGCCTACCCTCTGAGCCGGCCATCAGTACCGCACAGGCGGCGCCATACTAATAACCGTTATTAGTATGGATCGCTGTCTGCTGACGAATGGCTGGCGGTGACTATGACCAGCCGGGATAGCCTTGGAAGCCGCCGTGGCACCAGCGGACGGCATCCTCGTAGACGTCCCACCCGGCCGGGGGCACCTCTCCTGGTCGTGGCCAAACGCGGCCGGGAGGAACATGACCGATCTCGGCCAAGTCGGTCTGCATGATCGCGGTAATATATTCTGCTTCGTCGAGTGCGCCGTTGTTAAGGAGCTTCATCAGGCCCTATGAAAATTCGGCGTGCTCGTGCATGAGAGTGACTAAGAACGCCTAACAAAAGGGAACCCGGCACTCGACCTGTTATCTGGACAGACGTCAGGGCAAGAAAGGGCGCGCCCTGCCCATCATGGCGCCGACGGGAAGTGCCGGCTGGACCCGCGCCCTAAGGACAGTCCTTCTTGTTGTAGAGGCTGGTGAGCTGGCTGCGGCGCTCTTGGACAAGATTCTCGGCCTGCCCGGCATCGTAATAGGTGTAGGCGAGGCCTGGTAGCCAAAATAGGGCAGCGGCGACGTTCGTGCCGGTGACACCCTTGTTGTCCTCGATATTTTTCTGGGACTGGTCGAGTTGAGCCAGTTGATCCTCCAGTTCCTTACAGGTGAGGCGATTGTCGCCGACCTGGGTGGGCTGGATCTTCTCTGACGTGGCACATCCGCTCGCCGCAAGAGCGATTAACAATACAGCATAAATATATTTTTGGTTGAAGTACAT